GGTTATGGGCACAGTTGACAGCTTCTTTCGAGTTACTGCTGGCCGCCAGGTAGTTACTAAACGTGCCGTCGCTGATGCGCTTGACGTTCTAGGTGAGGGTAGGCCTCTGACTGATGTCAGCTCTAAAGAGTTTGCCGAGCTAGTCCAGCAGTTTAAAAAGAAACATGAGCTAGAGATCTTTGCCGAGGACAAGCTTACGTTGATTGATCCAGAGGCTGAAGAGCTTGCTGGTATATTTACTTTTCAAAAGCCAATCAATCAAGTTGATGACTTTACTAAAAACCTAAATACAGTAGCCTCGATCCCTGGTGCGCGTCTTCTAGGTCTTACATTTGTGAAGACACCTTCTGAAATTCTAAAGGCGTCTTTCAATCTTACGCCAGGTCTATCTTCATTTCTAAAGAGTCAAGATCAAGCCTATAAAAACGGTACGCCTTTCTATAGGGCAATGCGCGATGGTCAAGAAGCAATGTCTTATGTCATTGGCATTGGTGCAACTGCTGGTGGAGCTGCTGGCTTCATCACTGGAGCTGGCCCTTTGGATCGCGATTTAAACGACAAGTGGCGGAAAGCTGGCAACAAGCCCTTTACGATTAAACTGCCTTTTGGTGGAGAGATTGGTTATCAGGCTTTAGAACCTGCTACCACAATTGTTGGTACTTTTGCTGATATCGGCGCTATTGGTGCCGGTAATCAAGAGGCTAGTATGTTTGGTGCTATTCCTTCCAACATTGTCAATAAATCATTCCTGACTCAACTTGCTACTGCAGCACAAATTATTACTGCAACCTCAGAAAAAGATGTTGGACGTTTTGCTGAAAATATTGGACGTGGCTTAGTCCCTTACTCAGGTATGCGTTCACAGGTTGGGAAGGTTCTTGATCCAATGACCCGTGAATACAAGGCACGTCTTGAACCTGGCTGGTCTTGGTTCCTTAAAAAGAATGGCGGAGCGGGTCTTACTCGACTACTTCCTGAGCGTAAGGATCCTTTGACCGACAAGCCTCTTACAAGAGATGGCTATGGCGACGGTGGAGGCAACTTGCTGGCTCTGATCAACATGTTCTCACCCTTAGGTTTGCGCTTCTCACAGAACCGTACAGACCCCGTACATAAGGACTTGTATGAATGGGGCTTTGATATTGATGACAGAACTAAAGCTATTGACGGCGTTGATCTTACCAATGAAGAAATGGTTGAGCTTAACACTATCCGTTCTGACAAAGGTAAATTCAGGCAGGCTTTCCTCGATTACTTTAATAGCGATCAATATTTAAAAGTAGACAAACCCGTATCAGAGCTTCGCCTAGATGCCAAGCAAGAAATGAGTGATACTGAAGTGTATAAAGCACTCTCAGGTATTAACGCTAATTTCACTAAAACTGCCCGCAACGAAATGACGCTCGGAACTACTGATCCGTCTAAATCCTTCTCAACTAGATGGGAAGAAGACTTAAATAATAAAATTAAGTTTGATAGACAAGCTGCCCAAAGACAAGATCAACTTAGGTTTAACCAAAACTAATTCTTACTTAGGCTATGGCTACTACAACTGAATCATTTACCTCGGGGGCAGGCCAAGTCCTGTTCCCTTTTACAATCCAATATATTGCCCAAAGCGACCTAAAGGTTGCTATTGACGGCACAGACACAACTGCATTTACTTTTGCCAACGCCACTACTATTGAATTGAGTTCTGTCCCTGCAACGGGGTCTGAAGTTGTTATTAGACGTGCAACAGACGTAAATAACATCGATTCACAGTTCTTCCCTGGTTCTGCTATCAGGGCTCAAGATCTAAACGACAACTTTCAGCAGCTACTGTTCTCTGCCCAAGAGGACTACGGAAAGGTCCCTCTTTACAACGCGGTCTTTCCTGATGACGTGTCTATGGGTGGCCACCAGATCAACAACCTTGCTGATCCAACGGCTGCTCAGGATGCTGTAACCAAACAGTATCTAGAGGACACTACCTGGGACAACACAATTGAAACTATCAACTCAGTTGAGGCGTGGCCTGCAGATGACATCACCATTGCTACTACTGGTGGCATCGAGGCGCGTATCAACGCCAAGATCGACACAGCTCTGACAGGTGACGTTGCTGGATCAGATGGAGTCACCATCACAAATGACGGCGACGGCACGATCACTGTTGGTCTTGGAGCAGGTCAGGTTGACTTTGATCGCATCAAAGCCTCTGATGTCATCTCCTATTCAGAACAAAACGCCGGTTCACCTGCTCCTACTGATGACAACATCTTTACTGCCAGTGCCGCTGCTCGTCGCTTTGACACTCTTGTTCAACCAACACTGCCGACAGGCTCTAATTGGGAAGTTGGTAAGACCTGGCTGCAAAATGATGCAGACCTAACACTTTCTATCTGGAACGGTGCATCTTGGTCTGGTCTTGCCTCTGGGGGTACGTTCACAAACCAACCCAAGGTTGTCTATGTCGATGCCTCTTCTGGTGTTGACGCCAATGATGGCCACAGAATCAGTAGGCCTAAGAAAACTATCAAGGCTGCTATCCAACAAATCAACAGTGATGCCACCTTTGGCGATGGCAGCGTTGTCGTGGTGGCCCCTGGCACCTATCAGGAAGCCTGCCCTATCGACATTCAGAAGTCCAACGTCTCAATCGTTGGTACTGCATTGCGTAGCTGTATTGTCCACCCCACAGTGGCTACAGAAGAGAGCGTAATGTTCCGCGTCAACAGCGGCACGTTCCTTCAAAACCTCACCTTTACCGGAATGAAGGCCAGTGGTGCGCTTGGTAATGCTGTTGATGCGACATTGCCTGTGAATCAAGGATGGAACATTGGTTTCCTTCCTGGCTGCACCATTGTCAAATCACCTTACATTCAGAATTGCACAAACTTCTCAGACTCTGAGATCGACAACTCAGCTATCAACGTCATTACACCTAATGGTGGTTTGGCTGGTGATACTGACTCTGCCCCTACTGGTGGTGGTGTGCTGGTTGATGGCTCTCTGCCAGCGGTCACTAGCCCGTTGCGTTCAATTGTTTGCGACAGCTACACACACGTTGCTCTCAACGGTCCTGGACTGCTTGTTACTAACAACGGCTACACGCAATGCACATCTAGTTATGCGTTCTTTAACAAGTACCACATCAAATGTCTGAATGGTGGTCAGGCAAACCTTGCTGCCTCAACTACTGACTTTGGCGATCAAGCACTTGTTGCCGATGGCAAATCCACAGCAGCTATCTTCACATCTAATGTGGACGGGGCAGCTAGTGGCGGCAACCTAACCTTTAATGTCAACGAACCAACTGCTGGTGCAGGCTGGTTTGGCGATGACAATCGTCCATCAGGCAATATGCTTGTCGTGGTGAATAGCATCACTTACCCAATCCTTTCTGCTGTACCGAATGTGGACAGTGAAGGTGGCAATGGGTGGACTATTACTATTTCACGGCCTAACCCAGCCAACAGAAGCCAGAACCTTGGCTTGGATGGTGCGGTTGCAGATGACGCACCAGTTGAGTTCTTCCTACGTTCGATGATCGCATCCAGCGGTCACACAATGGAGTACGTCGGTAGTGGTACTGACTATCGCGCTTTGCCTGAAAACGGTGGTGTTCCTGATGACACCAAACAAAAGACAGAGCTGAACGGCGGCAAGATCTGGACAGCCACAACTGATCAAAATGGTTCTTTTACCATTGGTGGTAACCAGACAGATGATCCAATCTTTAAGGTTGATCAACAAACAGGTTTTGTCACGATCCCTGCAGGTTCGTTCTCTACCAATTTGCTTTCAGATGCAACGCCACAATTAGGTGGAGATCTGGATGTCCAAGCGCACGAAATCACCACAACTACCAGCAACGGCAACATCAAGCTTGCTCCTATTGGTACGGGTGTTGTTGAAGTTAAAGGCGCTGGTGGTAGCGATGGCACTCTGCAACTCAATTGCTCTGTCAACAGCCACGGTGTAAAAATCAAGTCGCCGCCGCATTCGGCTGCAGCGTCTTACACACTGACTCTTCCTGATGACGACGGCAACGCTAACGATCTTCTTAAATCTGATGGCAGTGGCAACCTGTCTTGGGTGGCTAGCACTGCTGCAAATATTTCTAATACAGCATCAGGCAACCTATCTAGCACCAACGTCCAAGCTAGTTTAGATGAGCTGCAAGGTGATGTAGATACTAATACCACAGCACTAAGCCTAAAAGTAGATAAGACAGCAGCTACTGGTTCTGCACAACTTCCAGTAGGTACAACTACAGAACGTGACGCTTCAGCCGCATCAGGAATGATTCGTTACAACACCACTACATCCAGCTTTGAAGGCTACGGGTCTACTTGGGGTGAAATCGGTGGCGGTGGTGCAACAGGTGGTGGTACTGATGCTTGGGCTATTGAACACGATAATACTATTACAACCTCTTACCAGATTAGCAGTGGCAAAAATGTAATCAGTGCGGGACCGTTGACAGTTAATTCTGGTGCTGTAGTCACCGTACCTTCAGGATCGAATTGGGTTGTGGTTTAATTATGACTATTAAAATTAACGGCGACAACCATAACACTGCTCCTGGAACTGGGGGTTCTGACAATGACAGCGGCATTGTCTATGGAACTGATCAAGTAAAGATTGTAACTGCTGGCGTTGAACGCCTCAACGTCGGCAATACCGATATATCAATTACCAATTCCAATTCAGATAGTTTAAATGTTAGCAGTGATTCTGTTAAGCTTAAAACCGCTGGAGTTGATAGGATTGTTACTGACACCAATGGTGTAAAGATTGCAAGCGGTGGTAGCGATAGATTGGTAGTTGACAATGATGGCAACATTGGCATTGGAGTAACCCCAACGTCAACTACTGGCTACACCACAATGTCGATTAGTGGCCCATCCCTTGGCGCTAACCTTGATTTTAAAGTTGGCTCTGCCCAATCGCTTCGGATTCAAGGATTAAATGCTGGTTCATCGATAGAACAAACTGGAAATGAATCAATAAAATTTTTCACTAACGGCACTGAAAAAGCTCGCATTCAAGGCACTGGTGGTATTTCTTTTAATGGTGATACTGCTGCAGATAATGCTTTAGATGATTATGAGTATGGCCTTTGGACTCCAACAGTTGGGGGATCAAGTTCAACAGGAACTGCATCTTATTCATCTCAATATGGTAGTTATGTAAGAATTGGCCATACAGTAAAGGTTAATTTTTACGTCCAATGGTCAAGTTTAAATGGTACTGGATCGTTAAAAGTTCTTGGCGCACCTTTTGCTAATTGGCAAACTGGCTCACCCGCTCTTTACAACAACCTAAGTCCAGGTTCTTGCTTTTTTAATAGCATAACTTATCCAAACTGGAGTCCAGTTTCTTACATCAATGGTGGTAGTGACATAATCTTTTTTGCCTCACAATCTGCCCAACCTTGGGGTGCAGTGTCTGTAGATGCAAGCGGCGGCATTATTGGTGCTCTTGAGTATATGGTGAATTGATTATGACTATTAAAATTAACGGCGATAATCACAGCACATCTCCTGGTATTACCTCTGGGGATACTGATACAGGATTTGTTTTTGGTGATGACAACCTAAAATTATCGATTGGCGGCACACAGAAAATAGAAGTTGATGCTAGCGGTAATCTCGGTATCGGGATGACGCCATCGGCACTTTCTGGGTATAACTCTATTCAATTAGCATCGTCAACAAACGGTTCTTATATTGATTTATACACAGGATCAAACCTAGACACGCGGATTATTTGTGACGCCTCTGCTTTAAAATTCCAATCTGATACTAAGCCTGTTTCTTTTATTGTTGACGGCACCGAAAGAATGAGAGTCGCTAATTCTGGCGGAATCTCTTTTAACGGTGATACGGCTGATTCCAATGTTTTACATGATTACGAGGAAGGTACTTGGACACCAACAGTAAATCAAGGAACATGTAGTGTTATATCGGCTGCTTACACAAAAGTAGGTCGCTACGTACACGCCCATTGCAGAATAAATAATTTTACTGGCACTAGCGGTGGTTTTCATCTAACTGGATTGCCGTATGCAATAGACAACAATGCTTGCAATGATCAACACGTCGGTACAGCTTGGGGTACATACGTAGGCACAACTGGCGAATTTCATTTCTGGTCACAAACTTCAGGTTTGGTAACCAGTGCCCACGCTTACGCTGGCGGTAATGGTTATGCCGCCGTATCTTATGGATCAACCATAACAGGTAATTCAAATATTTTGGTTGCTCTACATTACATCTCATCTACATAAAATGGCATTCACAGAACATACAGAATACAAAGAAGAAGTTCTTCCTAATCAGGTTATCCAACTACGAACAACTAATGTTGTCAGAAAAGATGGTGTTGAGGTTGGTAGATCGCACCATCGAACAACTTTTGCGCCTGGTGAAAGCGTGGAAAACGCTCCAGCAGAAGTACAAGCTATTGCAGATGTACTGTGGACGCCAAGTGTTATCGCTGCTTATAAAGCAGAAATGGCTGCCGCAGAACTACCGGGCGTAAGTAATGACGATTAAATTAACTGGGTCTAATTCTGGCTCCGTATCACTAGAAGCTCCTGCAACAGCGTCTGGTGATATTTCTTTGACCCTACCAGATAGCACTGGTACTGCTGGCCAAGTATTGGCTACTGACGGTACAGGTGCCCTATCCTTTGCAGCATCCGGTGGGCTAAAAGTTAAACAATACAGGTTGCAATATTTTGTAGGCAATACAGTTGGCGGTGCCGGTATTGGTCAGTATTACTCCGTAGGTTCTGGCAATAACGGCTCTATCACTACATACGAATCTTGGAAAGACATCACTGCTGCAGGCTCGGGTTCTAGTTTGAACATGAGCATTGACAGCGGATATAAATTTGTCTTTCCAGAAACTGGGCTTTATATGATTCAAATGAAGTATGGCTGGTTTATTGAAAGCGGACAATATGCAGAAGGATTTATCGCTACAACTGAAGATGATTATGCTACAGTTATTCAAAAAGCATCTTCACATATAGTAGAAAATGAAGGTTCTGCTTCTGCTTATCTGGTAGGTTATGATCAATGCCTGTTTAATGTAACTAACACATCTACTCACAAAGTAACAATTGCACTTGTCAGTGTTAGTGCTAACAGTACGCTTAGAGGTGACTACAGCCACGCATACACAGGTCTTACATTTTTAAGGTTGGGAGAATCCGTATAATGGGTATTAAAATTTTAGGAGCTTCTACAGGGTCAATCAATCTTGATGTCCCGGCTTCAGTTTCAGGCAATATTGATTTTACGTTGCCAACTAATACTGGTTCAGCAGATCAACTTTTAGTTACTGATGGATCAGGTAATTTATCGTTTAAGACCGTCAACAGTGCAACAACCAATTTTGTCATAAATGGCGAAATGCTTGTGGATCAGCGTGCTTCAGGACCTTATACAACTAATGGTCAGTACACACTTGATCGTTGGAGACTAGAAAAAAATCCTAGTTCAGTTGTTGCAGTTACCCAAGATACTGATGCCCCACCAGGGTTTAGTAATTCCCTGAAATGTGAAACCACTTCCTTAGGCAGTCCTCCATCTTATGAATACGGGTTACTTGTCACTAAGTTAGAAGGTAATGCAACTCTTCCATTAGGTTGGACAACTACTTCGCCTCAACCAGCAACCCTGTCTTTTTACGCTAAGGCGTCTATTGCTGGAACTTGGTGCGTCACAATTTCTGATGCAAACAACAACAACCAGTTTATCGCTACGTACACAATTAGCAGTGCGAATACTTGGGAGCGTAAGAGTATTACTATTCCAAACTCCTTTTCATCTTCAAACTCCTTCAGCACTGACAACCAAATAAGTATTCAAATTAAATTTGATTTGGGCCACGGTTCTATGTGGCAAACAGATGCTCCTAATCATTGGATAACTCAATCGTCTTATGCTTCTACAAGTGGAGCCGTACATTTGAGCTACAACCTGAATGCTACTTTTAAAGTCACTGGCGTACAGCTAGAAGTAGGTGACACAGTTAGCAAATATCAACATGAAAGCTATGCCGAAAGCTTGGCTAGGTGTCTAAGATATTTTTGTAAACTGAAATGGTCTCTTTGTAATCCTATTTACGGCATTGCTTATAGGATTATTGCTCCTGCTCCAGTTATGAAAATGCGAGCAAATCCATCCGTTGCCTATTTTAGTCCTAGCACTGGTGCAAGTAACGTAACTTACGAGCATTCATCTGCCTCAGCACGGACCATAAATTCCGTCAATTCTACGAGTGACACTGCTGGTCCATCTACTTATTTTGGAATGAGCACCAATGCTGTGTATGGCCAATACGTAAACACACACTTCGATGCGGAGCTTTAAATGCAATATAAATTAGGTGCTGATGAAGATTCATGTGTCTATTGCGTTGACACAAACTATTGGATCCCTTCTGATCCTGCAAACCGCCATTATCAAGAATACCTTGAATGGCTAGCCGAAGGCAACGAACCACTACCCGCTGATTAAAATGATTACTCTTATTCGCCCCATTCTTTTCTCTTTCTTGGCCTCTGATAAGGTCAAGCGTCTGATTGTTGACCTGCTTGAAAAACTGGCAGAACAAACAGATAACGAAATTGATGACCAAGCTGTGGCCATCGTTCGCAGGGGATTATTCCCTTGCAAGACCGGTCAATGCAGTATCTGATATGCCTATTAAAATTATAGACCTGTTCGATAACTTTAAAGGCCTCGACCACCAAATTAAAGCCCTTGACTCTCTTGAGGAATTTTTGGGACCTGCTGGTTTGTCTGATGACGCTGATTGGGTCAAACTTTGGCGTTCAGCGTATTACCCCGAAACTATCACTAATACGTGGGATGGTATTGAACTGGCTGCAATCCAAGCGGGGGCTAAGTTCCCCCAAGTAGTAGCCGCCCAGTGGGCACTCGAAAGTGCCTGGGGCCAGCACGTATCAGGCAAGAACAACTTCTTTGGCATCAAAGGACCAGGAACTATCAAGACGACTTGGGAAGACTATGGATCAGGCGCTGTAACCATTCGCGCCTCATTCAAGGATTATCCAACTATTTACGCTTGCATCCTTGAGCTAGTTACCCAGTGGTATAAGGATTACAAGTCCTATCGCGGCGTCAACCGAGCAGAGACTTGGCAAGAATGCTGCTACCTGTTGAAAGCAGAAGGGTATGCGACTGATCCTGTTTATGCGGAAAAACTGATTGACTTAATCAAAACAAATGATTGAAGCCGGTATCTCGGCAGGCATTGCTGTAGTTGCTGGTGTGTCTGCCATAGCAAATCGTATTCACAACAGAATCAATTCGGTGCATAACCGGATTACCGATCTCGATAGTCGCTTGGATCGTACTGAGCTGTATTTTGCTCAGACCTATGTAATGAAAAGCGATTTCGTGGCTGCTGTCGAAAAGATGGAAAGCCACATGATCCGCATCGAGGAAAAACTCGACAAACTACGTGCCCCTTAACAATGGCAAAAAAAGACAACTCTCCAATGGGTACGGAGGAACAGTTCGAGGTGCTTCACGGCCTTGTTACCACTGAATTTATTTCACGTATCAAGGCCGGTGAATCCTCCACTGCCGATCTCCGTGCTGCTTGCGAGTGGCTAAAAACAAATGGCATTACAGGTATCCCTGTCGATGAAAGCCCCTTGGCTGATCTGATGGGTCTGATTCCTGAATTGACTTTCGATGACGTTCAGAGCGAAATTTCATGAGCCTTTATCGCAATATCAACAAGCGTAAAAAAGCAGGCACTTCGCGTTCAAAAAAGAACTCGACCGTATCGCCTAAAGCTTACGCCAACATGAAAAAAGGATTCCCTAAGAAGAAGAAATAAAAATATGAACGATACACAAATTTGGCCTACTGAGCCACGAATGTATATCAAGGAAGTAACCGTGACACACAACGAAAAAGCTGAAAAATTAAACGGTCGTTTGGCGATGCTTGGCATCGTTGCAGCTATCGGTGCTTATGTAACAACAGGCCAGCTTATTCCTGGAGTATTCTGATGCCAATGGGACCCGGAACTTACGGCTCTAAGAAGGGTCGTCCTAAAAAGAAGCTGTCTTCTGGCCAAAAGAAGATTGCTAAACAAGGCAGTAGGAAGAAAAAGTAATGGCACCTCGTCGCTCTTCTTCTCCTGGAAAGAGTGCCCGCTATTACGCCAAAAACCCAGACGCTCGCGCCAAAAAGAATGCTGCACAACGGCAGAGAAATAAGACAAGCGCGAACCGTAAATACAGATCTGAACTGAACGCTGCAAGACGGCGTGAAGGTATCTATGGCAAGGGCGGGCCTGATATGTCCCACACCAAGTCAGGAAGGCTGGTCAAAGAAGCACCTAAGAAAAACCGCGCCAGAAATGGATCAGGCCGGAATGGACGACTCAAAAAAGGTTAATGGCTTATGGACACGCCTCGGTCTCTTATGCACGATCTCCTTACCTTTCGCAGCGGTGACGCTAAGCGAATGTGGAGAGAAGAGATTAAACGTCGGGATGGATACCGCTGTGTTTACTGCGGTTCCACAGACAACCTGACGATTGATCATGTAGTCCCTCAATGTAAAGGGGGGCCTACGGATGCCGCTAACTGTCGAACAGCGTGTCTTGCTTGTAACCAAGCTAAGGGAAGTCTTTCCCTGAATGACTTTTTAGAACTCAAAATTGCTTAATTTACACCCACCACACCACTGTTGCTCTTACGCAGACTGTTGCTAACGCTGCTTCTGCTGACTACACCGTTGCTGACCTGATCAATCTGATCAACGTCGCAATCACAACTAAGTACAACAACGTCAGCAACTCCACTGTTGCTGGTAAGACCACCGGAACAATCGGTCTGGCCACTTCTACCCAAAACTGATTCTTTCTGTAAGGCGTCTAGGAGGCTCTGCGCGGGCCTCCTTTTGCTATTTAGGTGTACTTAGTTATGGATAATAAAACAGAGCCCTTCCTGAGGCTTGTAGAGTTCAAAGGCTTAGCAAAGTGGTTGCGAAAGACTCTGCCCACTCCGCTGGCTTATTTCTGCATTGCCTACCTCTGGCGGCTAGAAGCGTTCTACATAGAACACAAGATTACTACAAACGTAAACAAGGCAATTGCGCCCCACCTACCACCAACATATTTCACTACCCCACACCGCTTCAGCTCCCGTCCATCGGAGGTAAAGGGTCTGGACATTATCGAAATACAAGCCGACTATGAAAAAGACTGATGTCGTAGAGGCCAAGCTAAAAGGTGATTTTAAAATCTTTCTTTCTGCTATCTGGCACGAGCTAAACCTACCCAGCCCTACCAGAGCCCAATACTGCATTGCCGACTACCTGCAGAACGGACCAAAACGACTGCAAGTACAGGCCTTTCGAGGCATCGGCAAGAGCTATGTCACAGCCGCCTATGTTCTCTGGGAGTTATACAAAGATCCTGATGTCAAGGTGATGTGTGTCTCTGCTTCAAAGGAACGTGCAGACAACAACAGCATCTTCATTCAGAAGCTAATCCTTACCGTTCCCTGGCTCGCTCACATGAGACCTAAGGGTGACGAATACCGCTGGTCCCGTATTAACTTTGACATTGGTGGTACTAAACCTACCCAGAGTCCCAGTGTTAAATCAGTAGGCATCACGGGAAACATGACCGGATCCCGATCGGATATTCTGCTATTTGACGATGTTGAGGTTCCAAATAACTCTGCCACTGATATGCAGAGAGAGAAATTGATCCAGCTTATTTCAGAAGCTGAGGCAATCCTTATGCCCAAACCCACCTCACGGATCATCTTTCTAGGTACTCCTCAAACTTCATTTACCTGCTATCAAAAACTCGCTGAACGTGGCTACCGCCCATACGTCTGGCCTTCACGCTATCCAGCCAATGTTGCTAACTACGAGGGCCTGCTAGCTCCCGAGTTACTAGAAGATCTCGACAATGGTGCTGAAGCTGGTGCTCCAACTGACACGCGCTTCTCAGACAAGGAACTAACTGAGCGGGAAGCGTCGATGGGGCGTTCTAACTTCCAACTTCAGTTCCAACTCAACACAACCCTGAGCGATAGAGACAAGTTCCCCCTCAGGTTTAGCGACATGATCGTTACGCCTCTGGGTAGTGAGTGTGCGGAGAAATACTCCTGGAGTGCTGATCCGCGCTACGTGCTTGGGCAACTGCCAGCTGTAGGCCTTCCAGGAGATCGCTTCTATGCCCCGATGTTCATCGACGAGGCCTGCTGCGACTACAACGAAACGATCGTTGCCCTAGACCCCTCTGGAAGGGGCCTTGACGAGACAGCAGCCTGTGTCCTTTCCCAGGCCAACGGCTACCTGTTCCTTCGCGACATGAAGGCTTACAGGGACGGCTACAGCGATGCAACGCTTATCGACGTTCTCAAACTCGCTCAGCGATACAACGCGACAACTGTCCTTTTGGAATCCAATTTCGGGGATGGTGCGATCACAGAACTGCTGAGAAAACATGCCGTTCAGCAAGGTGCGTTGCTCAACATCGAGGAAGTACGGGCCACAACACGCAAAGAAGAGCGGATCATCGACACCCTCGAACCCGTTCTCAACCAACACCGTCTCATTGTGGATCCCAAAGTAATCGAATGGGACTACAGATCCAACCCAGACGAGGCACCAGACAAACGCCTTGAGTACATGTTGGGCTATCAGCTAAGCCGTATGTGCCGCGAGTCCGGGGCAGTCCGTCACGACGACAGAGCTGATGTTTTAGCTATGGCTGTTAGATATTACACAGACGCCCTAGCCCTGTCTGCTGAGCAAGCACAGACCGATCGCAAACAGATGGAGTTTGATGCGATGCAGCAGATGTTCCTAGACGACCCTGTAAGGGCCTTAGACGCGCTTTGCCTAGGGATTGGTCATCACGAGCTGTTACACACCCGTAGAGGCCGTTCTAGGCCCCAATCGTGGTTTCAGGGCTCTGCTATCCCTGAGACAAAGAAGAAGGAAAGACGCGGTTAAAACCGAGGTTGCACACTATCGAAGAGACAGGTTGCACATATACGACCAGAGGGAGTGGTGCCCCTTTGGTTGTGAAATCTTTGGACAGCGATTTAGCAACCCCCAAATCCATCCCTAGGCGGGATGTCTCTGGGGGTGTTTCTTGAGACAATGGGGGGACTATAGGGGGGTACATTAAAGACAATAAATATAAATACTAATAATATTACTATTATAATAATAGTAGTAATAATAGTATTATATATATTATAAGCCTATAACTGGTTATAACCTGTTATAAGCCAGGTGTTCTTACGTTCATCTACTTAACCGTAGACGCATCAATACATCATTCAGGGAACGGGGGATGGTGTGTCTTTATATACCAATTAAGATCATGATGCCCACTATTGAATTCCAACAGCGTCTCCTCGAAAGAGT